GGTACGCACAACCTCGCGGATCTGCTAGTCACGAGAATCCTCTAAGGGGGTTATTCATAAGTGATTGATTTAGAACACGTAATTACTCAATCTGAGTTTGGTTTGATGGTCGGAGTATCGCAACCGGCTGTCAGTGACCTGTTGTCACGTGGTGTTTTGAGGTCCGGCGACAGTGCCGGTGTTTGGCTGCGTGCCTACTGTGCGCACATGCGCGAGATTGCCGCCGGCAGATTGGCCGCTGGCGATCTCGACCTGGCAACCGAACGCGCCAGGCTTGCACGTGAGCAAGCCGACAAGATCGCCATGCAGAACGCACAGTCTCGCCGCGAGCTGGCGCCAGTCGTGATGATGACTGAGGTGCTTGCCAAGGCTGGCACGCGGGCCGCATCGATCCTTGAAGCCATCCCTGGCCAGGTTCGTCGCCGCTTGCCCAGCATGCCGGCAACAGAGATCCAGGTGATCGAACGTGAAATCGCCAAGGCCCGCAACCTGTGCGCCGCCATCAGCCTCAACGACCTGGACGAAGAGCCTGTTGTGTCTGATGAAACTGAAACCGACACCACCGAATGAACCTGAGCGAACTCGGCAACTTTGACATCCTTGCCCTGGCGCAGCCGATGGCTGAAGGGCTTGCCGCGTTCGCCGTACCGGAACCGCTCAGCCTTGATCAATGGGCGAGAGAGCACTTTTACCTGTCCGCTGAATCCAGCTATGTCGAACAGAAATGGACGCCGTGGCCATTTCAGCGCGCCATCATGGCCTGCATGTCGAATGACGACATCCGCGAAGTGGATCTGATGAAATCTGCTCGCGTCGGCTACACCAAGATGTTGCTGGCCGACATCGGCTTCACCGCGCACCACCGGCGCCGCAACCAGATCATCTGGCAGCCCACAGACGACGACGCCACTGAGTTTGTCAAAACCGAGTTGGAACCGATGCTGCGCGATGTATCGGTGATGCAAACCGTTTTCCCGTCCTACCTCAGCCGCCACAAGGACAACACGCTGCAGGCCAAGAAATTCCTTGGCAGCATTGCGCACATCAAAGGCGGCAAGGCTGCCAAAAACTACCGCCGCGTCAGCGCCGACACAGCGCGCCTTGACGAACTGGACGCCTTCGACGGCGACATTGAAAAGGAGGGCGACCCGGTCACGCTCGCCGCCAAGCGGATCGAGGGTGCAACATTCCCCAAGCTGATCTGCGGCTCAACGCCAAAGCTAAAAGGCTTCAGCCTGATCGAAGCGCGCGCCATGCTGGCGGACAAACAATTCCGCTACGCCATCCCATGCCCAGGCTGCGGCGAATATCACCCGCTCACCTGGGGCGGCAAGGACGAAGCGCACGGACTGAAATGGCGGAAAAATGAAGACGGCACGCAAGACCCGGATACCGCCCGCCATCTTTGCCCGCACTGTGGCGTACTGATCGAGCAGGGCGAATACCTGCGCACCTGGGAGCAGGGACGTTACCAGGCAGATGACGGCACCACGATCGACCATGATGGCATCTTCCGCAATGCCGCCGGAGAAGAAATCCAGCCGCCATCCCATGTTGCGTTTGTCGACGTCTGGACCGCTTACAGTCCCGCCGCCAGCTGGACCACCATCGTGCGCGAATTCATCGCCGCGCATGAAAAGGCGCAGGAAGGCGACCCCAGCAAACTCAAAGCATTCTGGAACATCACGCTTGGCCGCACCTGGGAAGGCGACATCGAAAAGACCGATGCCGACGAACTGATCCACCGCGCCGAACCGTTTGCGCTGCGCCTCATCCCCCGCGGCTGCCTGCTATTGCTGGCTGGCGTCGACACCCAGGACAACCGCCTTGAGGCGCAAGTATGGGGATACGGCCGCGGCTCCGAGATGTGGACCATCGACCACCAAGTGTTCTTCGGAAACCCATCGGAAGATCAAGTCTGGCTCGATCTTGAAGAGTTCCTGTTCGAAACTGAATACCGCCATGCCAGTGGCCAGACCATCAAAATCCACGCCAGCGCAATCGACACCGGTGGCCACCACACCCAGGCCGTCTACGACTTTGCCTACACCCACAGAAACCGAAAGGTGTTTGCCGTCAAAGGCCGGTCAGGCGCAGAAAAGCACATCAAAGACGGCGCCGGACAGGTCGATCTGGACTACCGCGGCCGGCGTAAAAAGCGCGGCCTGATCCTCTGGCAAGTAGGCACAAACCACGCCAAGGACCTGATCCATGCCCGGCTGGAAATCACCCGCATCGGACCTGGTTACATGCACATGAGCAACGAGCTCAGCCAGGAATGGTTCCGCCAACTGGTCGGAGAGGCCCGCGCCACGCAGAGCACGGTCACCGGCAGCATGAGCCGCTGGACGCCGCTACGGAAACGCGTCGAAGTGCTCGACTGCACCGTGTATGCCACTTGGTTGGAATACCACCTGGAGCTGAACCGAAAGCCCGCGCGCTACTGGGACGATCTGGAAAACCAGATCCAACCCGTCATCACCGACCTGTTCCAGGAACGGCCGCAAACCAAATCCTTGCCCATACCCATCACCCCGGAAATACCTCACAACATCGATCGCTACGCCCCGATCCCCATCACCGAAACCAGCTGGATGTGAACCCATGCGAGAAGACCTGACCGCCATTGTGAAAGAAGAAATCGCCACCGCCGCCGGATATCTTGGCGTGCATCCCACTACCGCCAGCGACCTGGCTCAGCAGGTTGAAGACCGCATTCGTTTGCGCGTCGGCGGTGGCGAGGTGCGCTATGTCGCAAAACGCGACCGTGTCGAACGCGACCGCAAGATCCGAGCGGAATTCAACGGCAACAACCTGGAGGAAGTCGCCAGGAACAACGGCGTCAGCTCGCGCCAGGCGCGGCGGATTGTGTGGGCGGCGCGGTGATGGAACAGAACCAGCAACCGCCAGCACCTGAACCGGTCGAACAGGGCCGTCGATGGGAAGACGTCATTGATGAAATCGCGGCAAGACAAGCTGCCGAGCGCGCGCAATGCCATCGAGAAAACTGTCCGATACGGGCTTGCCCAGTCCGATGGCTGTCAGCTTGTCTATCTCGCGCTGCACAGCGAGTGCGGCAGTGTTGGGATCAGGGTGCAGCGCAATGAGCGCACGGATCGCAGCTTGCGTGGCAAGCATTTCACCTGTGAGTTGTTCGAGTTTATCCATTGGGGGTCTCCTGTGAATCGTCTGGTTGGGTGGAACCACCATTCTTTCACGCGGCTGGCCCCCGCCTTTACACCGCCGCTTCTCGGGTTCATCATTCGCGCGCCTCATCGGTCGATGGGGTCGGGATTGGACTCCCGGAGTACAGGCGGACAAGCCGCCAGCAATGCGGCTTTTTTGATGTTCGTCAACATGGCTGCCCTGTTTTGGGCGGGCTGTGTGGGGAGCCTTTGTGCTCGCCGGTTCCTGTACCCGGTAGTCCAACCCGCACAGTTCCGCCCACCCCGATTGGACTCGGGGCGCGGATTAACCGCACGTACAGGAGTTACACCATGAATAGCACAACCCTTGTGCCGGTCTTCAACGGCAATCTGCAAGACCAACCAACACAACTTTGCAACGCCCGCGATCTGCATGCCTTCCTTCAGGTTGGCGACAGGTTCGACCAATGGATTCAGCGGCGCGTCGAATCCTACGGCTTCGCCGATGGAGAAGACTTTTGCACAGTTCTGTGCAAAACCCGTGGCCGCCCATCTACCGACTACCACCTGACCCTCGACATGGCCAAGGAACTGGCGATGGTCGAGAACAATGAACGCGGGCGGCAGGTACGGCGCTACTTCATCCAGATCGAGAAAGCGGCGCGCGAACAAGCCGCCCATGCCGGCGCGCCGGAATCACTCCCCGCGCCAAAGGCCGGCCCCTCCAAAGCCCTGCGCGCCCACATCAACCGCAAGGCGCACGAAGTCGCGCTCAAGCAGTACGACACCATTCATGCCATCCTGACCGCCTGCGCGGTGGACAACCTCGCTTGCGGCGCCACCGATGAACGCTGCTTCGGCTTCGTCGATGCCATCAGCGACGGCACCGATGGCACTGTCCTGATAAATCTGAGAGACCTGCAAGAACTGGTCTGGCATTCCACTCAGGTGATCAACACAGCGGCGGATGCCATTGCCACTATCAAGCGCGTGGAGAAGCGCAGCGGATTCAACCTCTCACCCAGGATCGGCCGCATGAAATGGGTGGATGCGGATTACCACAAGGGCGACCGGTTGGTGGAGGAAGTCATTGACCGCATGGCCGGCATCGAAACCCCACCTCGGCCTGCCGGCGCCAAGGCGGAGCGCAACCGTCGGATGCGGGCTGAATATACCGGCACCAATCTGGCGGACATTGCCGCGCAGGAGGGATTAAGCCCGCGCCAGGTGCGGCGCATCGTCTGCGGGTAGCACCACAACCCCGGCGCGGTTATGCGACACCCTGCCGCACAACCGCGCCAAACTTTAAAAGTGACATCTTTTCTGACATTGTCACCCGGAAATGTCACTGCGTTTAAGCCACCCTCAAGGGCATGGACGCCGCCCTATCTTCACTCACGCTCGAAACGCTTCAGGCCCGCCTGGATTCCGCGCAAACCGCGCTGCATGATCTGATGATCGGAGCGCGCACGGTGTCCGTGCGCAGTGCCAGCGGCAGCATGGCGCAGTATTCCGAGGCGCAATCGGCCCAATTGGAGCGCTATATCAACCAGCTGCAGGCCGCCATCAGCATCAAACAGGGGCGCATCGGCGCGCGCGGTCCAATCTACTTGGTGGGCTGACATGGCACGAAACAAGCGGCGCGCACACCCGTATCAACCGACTGCCGGACTTGCCGTCAGCGACCGTCCGCAAGCCATGGCCGCCGCGCACAAGGGCGCGGACACCGCCGACCCGGCGATGCTGACCTGGCAGCCGCTGGCCGGCTCACCGGATGCCGATCTGCTGCCGGATCTGGAAGTGCTCGCCTCCCGCTCCCGTGACCTCAACCGCAACAACGGTCTGGCCAGCGGTGCCACTCAGACCTTCAAGGACAACATTGTCGGCGCTGTCCTGCGCCTGTCCGCCATGCCGGATTACCGGCTGCTGGGTTGGACACGAGAACAGGCCCGCGAGTGGGGCAACCACACCGAAGCGCAGTTCCGCAGCTGGGCCGACACCACCGATTGCGATGCCGGCCGCTCGCTCAACCTGCTGGGCCTGACGCTGCAGAACCTGGGCGGCACGCTGACCAACGGCGATGCGGTATCGATTCCGCTCTGGCTACCGCGCCCGGACAGCACCTGGTCGACGCGGCTGATGAACATCGAAGCCGACCGGCTCGATACCCCCACCGCCATGCGCCAGCGTTCAGACCTGCGCGGCGGCGTCGAAATCGACAGCTACGGCGCGCCGCTGGCCTACTGGCTGCGCAAGAAACACCCGGGCGACCGCTACGGCTTCGGCACCTGGGGCAACCTGATGGCCTTCTCGCCAGACGAATGGGAGCGCATCCCCGCCTTCACGCCCTGGGGCCGCCGGCGCGTCATCCACCTGCACGACAAAGAACGCACCGGATCCAGCCGCGGCAAACCGCTGGTCACCTCGGTGATGCGCGAATTCCACATGGCCGGCAAATACGCCAGCACCGAACTGCAAAGCGCGGTTGCCAGCAGCCTGATTGCCGCCTTCCTGGAATCGGACCTTGACCCGGAAAGCTCTGCCGCCTTGTTCGGCGAAGACCCGCGCGGCGCCTGGAACAGCTCGGTCGATCAATCCCGCCGCATCCGCCAGTTGCAGGGCGGCGCCATCATCCCGCTGCCGGCTGGCGCCAAGCTCAGCCCATTCAACCCCGGCCGCCCGAATGCCGGCTTCGAAGCGTTCATGCTCGCCACGCTGCGCCACATCGCAGCCGGCCTCAACATCCCCTACGAACTGCTGGCGAAAGACTTCAGCCACACCAACTACAGCAGCGCCCGCGCCGCGCTGCTGGAAGCCTGGCGCTACTTCCACGGCCGCCGCGCCTGGCTGCAGCAGATCTGGCTCAAGCCGGTGTACGAACTGTGGCTGGAAGAAGCCATCAACAGCGGCCGCGTAGAAGCCCCCGGCTACTACGAAAACCGCTACGCCTACAGCCGCTGCCGCTTCATCTTCGCCGGCCGTGGCTGGGTCGACCCGGTCAAGGAAGCCAACGCCGCCGGCATCCGCATGGAATACGGCCTGTCCACGTTGGAAAACGAATGCGCTGAACAGGGGCTGGACTGGGAAGAAGTCATCGAACAGCGCGCCTATGAGCAAGCGCGCCTGCATGAGCTTGGCCTTCCCGGTCTGAATTCTGATGCGCTGACGGCGAGAACCACACAGCCACTCCAGGATAACCCAGAGACTGGCAACCCGGTCGCAAACACCTGAAAGGAACGCGCATGTTGCAAGAGGCACAACACTTGAATAATGGGCAATGGGCAGGCACGAAAACCCAGGTCTGTGATAAAGATGGCCGGCTGATCACTATCGACAACATCGAATCCACCGCCTACCTGGAATTGGTAGCGACCGCTGGTGGCTACACCTATTATGGTCGTACGCCCGCCAACGGAACACGCAGTAAATCGGCGGCAATTTGGCAAATTTGGCGCGCCAGCGATACCGAATCGTCCTGGGCGGACGGAAATGTTGCATTTGATAATATCTGGGATAACCGCGCCTCGCTGACCTATCCGGGTGCGACATCATGAGCGGCGTTACGCGTCAACGAACGATCTGGCCAGCAGTAATACCGCGCACCCTGCTTTCCACTACCACTGAATTTCCATCCAACACCATTAACCACATCGGCGCCCCAGGTCGCCAGGGTTTTGGCGTCGGACTCTGCCCGGCGCTGCCAACCGGGTTCGCCGCGATGGCTGGCGCGACAGACATCGCCAACGACAACTACGGCAACTACCAGCACAGCGATGGCAGCGTCATGGTCTGGGTGCCGGCGTTCTACCTGCGTATCGGACACGTCGATAACCCGACCTACCCGACCTACGGCGTCAATAGCATCGATGTGCGCGCCCTGGCCGCGTACGCAAACGAGGGCGCGGCGAACGCTGATGGCTACTATCTGCACCGCGCCTTCGTCAATGGCGGCACCAACCAGGCCGGCGTGTTCGTGGACAAATACCAAGCCAGCAATAACGCCGGCATTGCATCGAGCCTAAAAAACGGCATGCCGCTGGTCAGCGCCAGCACCACCGGAAACAGCCCATTCAGCGGCCTTACCGGCGCGCCCGCCAACATCTATGCCGGCGCAATCGATGCCGCGAAGACGCGCGGGGCGCGGTTTTTCCCGGCACCGATCTACCTCTATGACGCCCTGGCTCGCCTCGCCATGGCGCATGCCCAGGCATCCACCAGCGCCGCCTGGTGCGCCTGGTATTCCGCCAGCGGCGTTAGCGCGCCGCGAGGAAATAATAACAATGCGCTGAAAGATTCCGATGACGCCGCCGTGACCTACACCGCCGCCGGCGCCAGCGGAACGCCGGTGCTAGCGCTGACCGGCAGCGGTACGCCGTTTGCAAAAACCACCCACAACGGCCAAGCATGCGGCATCGCGGACTTGAACGGCAACACCTGGGAGATCGCGCCGGGCATGAGCAGCATCGCCAGCGCCAAATCGATCACCGGCATCAGCATGGTCAACCCGGTTCGTCTCACCGTGCCGAGCCACGGATTTACCACCGGCCAGGCCGCGCGCGTTTACAACATCGTCGGCACCACGCAACTGAACGACGCGATGTATCGCGTCACGGTCATCGATGCCAACACCGTGAGCCTGGATGGCGTCAACGGCACCGGCATGACGGCCTACAGCTCCGGCGGCAGCATCCAGGCCGGCACGATCTACGCACTGAAATCCAGCGTCGACATCGCGGCCGTCACCTCCGGCACGACACTGGCGACGGATCACTGGGGCGCCACCGGCATCGCCGCGCAGTTCGACGCCGTTGACCTTGCCTATGCCGCCACCTACCCGAACAACGCCTATGCGCAGCGCTACGGCAACGGCGCCAACGCGGTATTCGGCTGGGCAACACCGACCGAGCGCGCGCGCAGCATGATCGGCGAGCCCGCAGCAGGCGGCGTCAGTTCCGCCGGCAGCAACCTATTCGGCCTGGACTACTACTACCAGTTCATGCTGGACCAGATGTGTGTGCGCGTGGGTGGCAACTGGGGCAACGGTGGCGCCGCCGGGGTTGGCGCCCGCAGGCTGAACAGCGCGCGTGGCAACTCGAACGACGACGTGGGGTTCCGCTCGGCCTCGTATATTTGAGTGTAGCGAGCGATAGCGAACGATGACCAAAACCTCGATGCACTCGGAAGCCAGCCTGCACCGCAAGTTGATCTTGTTCGCGGCGCAGTTGGAGGGCTACCTGGCGCATTTTCCGAATCATCACAAGTACGTTCTGACGCAGGGCATTCGGCAGGCGTACCTGGATGTCTACAACCTGGTGACCGAGGCGCAGAAGCGGTATCACAAAAAGACAACTTTGACCCAGCTCGACATCCGTCACGAGCAGCTGCGCATGATGCTGCATCTGGCGCATGAGCTTGGGCTGTTTAGCTACAGCGGCGGGAGGCAACAAGATACAGCGCCGGCGGCGCATCGCTATCTGACCATATCGCGGATGGTCGACGAACTCGGCCGCATGATCGGCGGCTGGGTCAATACAGAATTCAGGGGCACGCCCCTGGATGCGGCAGGGGCTTGAGATGCGGTGTGTGCGCGTGGGTGGCAACTGGAGCAACGGTGGCAGCGCCGGGGTTGGCGCCCGCTTTCTGAGCGGCGCGCGTGGCCACTCGCACGGCAACGTGGGGTTCCGCTCGGACTCCGGGCCAAACACGCCTCATGCGGCGCGTGCCGCTTGGCCAAGAGGGAGCCGCTGTCGCGCCGCAAGGCGAAATGGTTGTGCCCGCCGCTTTTTGGTAGCGGTCGCGAAAATCAGCGGCGGGATATCGCCATGAAGCGCACCGGCAGCCTATACGAGCAGATCCACGCCCCTGAGACGCTGCACGCGGCATGGCTGTCTGCCAGCCGACGCAAGCGCGCGCATCGGGCGTGCTTCGAGTTTGGCCGGCGTCTCGGCAGCAATCTGAGCGACCTGGAGCGAGAACTCCATAGCGGCTCCTATGCGCCGCATCCGTGCAACCGGTTCTGGGTGACGGATGGACCCAAGCCGCGCCTGATCGAGGCGCCCGCATTCCGCGACCTGGTGGTGCAGCATGCCGCCTACGCCGTGATCAGCCCGATCCTGGAGCGCCGCTATATCGACACCAATTTCGCCTGCCGCCCAGGTAAAGGAACGCACCGCGCCGCAGACTGGCTTCAGGCCGCCATGCAGCGTGCCGACCGCGACGCATGGGTGCTGCACGTCGATGTGCGCAAGTTTTTCTATAGCATCGACCGCGACATCCTAGGCGTGCTGCTGGCGCGCGCCATCAAATGCCGCCGCACCCTGGCGCTACTGGCGCAGTTCGCGCGCCGCAACGACGCCACTGGCGTGCCAATCGGAAATCTACTCAGCCAGACCTTCGCCAACGTCTACCTGAACAGCCTGGACCACCATTGCAAGCGCGTCATGAAGCTGCGTGACTACGCCCGCTACATGGATGACAGCATCATGATCGTACCGAGCCGCGCGGCTGGCGAGGAGACGCTCGCCGCCATCCGTGAGCATCTTGGTAGGCTGCGACTGGAGATCAGTCACCACACCCTACAACCGATCCAGCGCGGCGCCAACTACGTCGGATTCCGTACCTGGACGAGCGCGCGATTCATCCGCCCTCGCGTTCTACGCGAATTCCGTCGCGATGCCAGATCCGGCCGCATGGAATCCATGATCTCTCGACTCGGCCACGCCCGCCACACCGCCTCATTCCGCCACATGCTCAACCACCTGGAGCGCCACCACCATGGGCATTATCGTCAGCTACCGCAAAGCCTACGACACGTTCACCACCTACCAACTCTCGCTGCCTGCGGACATTGACTACGCTGAGCTATGCACCCTGGATGGTGTGACCTACGTCAGTGTGCCGGACGGCACCGTCCTGCCGCAGCAGCCGGCCCAGATCGCCGCGAGCGTGGCAACTGTTGTGCCTGATGCCGTATTGAGGGCAAAGATCATCGCTGCCAGCCCGCATTGCCAGATGATCGATGCGCAGATGCGCGACCAGATCAGGGCTGCTTATCCGCTTGAGGATGAGCTTAAATTCTCGCGTATTGGCGTGGGTGCGGCCATGGGCATGTACTCGCCAACCTCCGATGAGGTTCAGGGGATGGCCGTATTTGGCGAATTTGTGGAGGGTGTGCGGCAGTGGGGGCGGGATCAACGGGCGGCGCTGGGGTTGTAACGTGCAGTTCCTGATCGGACTAGATCAACTCGTAAACACATTATTCGGCGGTTGGGCTGATGAGACGATCAGCGCCCGCGCGTTTCGCTGCCACACAAAAAAACTCCGATGGCAAATTGCCATGCACATCATAGACACGCTGTTTTTCTGGCAGACACGACACTGCATGCAGTCATATGTCAGCGAGCAAAAACGCCGGCAGCTACCACCGTCGTACAGAGAGCAAATTATAGAAAGTTCAGGTGATTAAAAAGTGACATCTTTTCTGACATTGTCACCCGGAAATGTCACGCGCATTCGTCCACTCTGCAGGGCATGCGCTACCCACACCTCGCCGCCCGCGTCTTCAATACCCCGCTGCTGATCGCCCCTGGCAAGCTGGATGCCATCATTGCCGGCCTGGGTGGCCGTTTGCTTGGCAACGACATCCAGCATGAGCAAATCACCCCCGGCCTGATCACCACCGCGCAGGGCGAGCGCAAACAGCCCGGCTATCGTGTGGTCGATGGCGTTGCCGTGCTCGACATCTTCGGTGTGCTGACGCATCGCGGCTCGATGGACATGGCCGCGTCCAGCTACATGCTGGGCTATCAGGACATTGCGCGCCAGTTCCAGTCCGCACTGGCCGATCCGGATGTGGTCGGCATTCTTCTCAACATGGATACGCCTGGCGGGGAAGTGGGCGGCGTGTGGGACCTGGCCAACCAGATCACCGCTGCGCGCGGCATCAAACCCATCCACGCCATCGCCGGAGAATCCGCACTCAGCGCCGGCTACCTCATCGGCAGTGCGGCGGATGAATTCGCCATCACTTCCACCGGTTACGCCGGGTCGATCGGCGTGGTCATGCGGCATGTGGATTTCTCCGCCGCGCTGGCCGCCGACGGTGTTCGCGTCACGCACATCTTTGCCGGCGACCACAAGATTGACGGCAACCCCTACGAGCCGTTGCCGGATGCCGTGCGCGCCAGTTTTCAGACGGAAATCGATGGCCTGTATCAGATGTTCATCGACACCGTTGCCGCCGCGCGCGGGCTCAGCGCAGATGCGGTGCGCGCCACGCAGGCCGGCGTCTATCGCGGTGCCGATGCCGTCGCCATCGGCCTGGCAGACCGTGTTTCCACCCCGGATCAAATGATTACCGAATTGCGGAGCTTGTCCAGCAAGCCCCGTGCCCAGCGGGTAGCCGCCCGCGCAACCACCGAAAGGAGACAGTCCATGTCCCAGCAAGAGAGCGGCGGCGAAAACCTCGCCACCCGTGTTGAAAACTACAGCCAGACCGACCTTGACGCCGCGCGCGCCGAAGGCCACCGCGCCGGTATGACCGCCGGTACCGAAGCCGAACGCGCCCGCGTCTCCGGCATCCTCACGCACGCCGAAGCCGAAGGCCGCACCGCCCTGGCGCATCAGTGCATCACCACCGGCCTTTCGGCCGAACAGGCGGCCGCCATCCTCGCCGCCTCGCCAAAGCAGGCCGCGCCTGCTGTTGCCGGCAACGCCTTCGCCGCCGCCATGGCCGGCATCGGCAACCCGGACGTGAAGCCGGATGCCGCTGCCGCGCAGGAGTCAGACGCCCAGGCCACCGCCGCCAACATCGTCGCCCTGTTCCAGGGCCGCAAAGCCAACTAACCCGGAGCGCACACCATGACCGCCTCTTTCACCTCCGCCGCCAGCGCGCATGACAAGCTCATCGCCGGCAATGCTCACCTGCTGGTTGCCCGCCAGATCACGCTGATTTCCGGCCAGAACCTGGTTCGTGGCGCGGTACTCGGCAAGATCACTTCCGGCGGCAAATACAACCTGTCGCTGTCTACCGCCAGCGATGGTTCACAAACCCCCGACCTGATCCTGGCCGAAGACTGCGACGCCAGTGCCGGCGACAAGGTCTGCATGGCCTACGAGCGCGGCGACTTCAACGTCAACGCGCTGACGCTGGGCGCCTCGCACACCGTCGCCAGCATCAAGGAAGGCCTGCGCGACAAGAACATCACCCTCATCAACGCCACCGCCGCTTAAGGAGCCGTCATGGATCTGTTCAGCACCAACGCCCTCACCATGACCATCAATTCTTTGGTGGCCAGTCCTTCGCATCTTCTGGATACCTACTTCCCGTTTGTCCAGACCGAGACCAGCGAAGAAATCCACTTCGACGTCATCGACAAAACCCGCCGCCTGGCGCCGTTCGTCTCGCCGGTGGTTGCCGGTCGCGTGGTCGATGCGCAAGGCTTCACCACCAAGACGTTTAAGCCGGCGTACCTCAAGCCGAAAACCCCGTTTGACCCGTCGCGTCCGCTCAAGCGTATCCCCGGAGAGCAGATTGGCGGCATGCTGTCGCCCGAGCAGCGCATGATGTTCCTGGTGGGTCAGACCCTGGCCGACCATCAGGACCAGGTGCGCCGCCGCAAGGAAGTGATGGCCTCGCAAGCCCTGCGCACCGGGCAGATCACCGTCAGCGGTGACAACTACCCGACCGTCGTCGTCGACTTTGGCCGCCATGCCAGCCTGACCGTGGCCCTCACCAGCGGCAACAAGTGGGGCGACGCTGGCGTCAAGCCGCTGGACTTGCTGCAGGACTGGGCGCTGACCGTGCTGCAACGCTCCGGCGCCATGCCCATCGATGTCACCATGGATGTCGCTGCCTGGAAGGTGTTCCGCGCCAATGCTGACGTGCAGGCCAGGCTTGACCTGGTGCGTGTGTCTCAAAGCGAAATGCGCCTGGGCGCCGCGCTGAAAGAGGGTGCCATCTACATGGGCACGATCGACGGCTTCAACATCTACGTCTACGCCGGCTGGTACATCGACGACAACGGTACCGAGCAGCCGATCATGCCCAGCGGCACCGTCATCATGTCCAACGGCGCGCAGCTGGAAGGCACCCAGGCCCACGGCGCGATCCGCGACGAAAAAGCGGGTTATCAGGCATTCGAGTACTTCACAAAGTCTTGGACTGAAGAAGACCCGTCAGTCCGTTACGTGATGACCCAGTCCGCGCCGCTGGTGGTGCCCAGCCGGGTCAACGCCAGCTTCTGTGCCACGGTGCTGTAAGGGGATGGCGGAATGAAAGCCAAAACCCTGCACACCGTGTATGTCGGCAAAGGCGACAAGGCGAAAGCCTTGCCGCCGGGCGAGATCATCGACACCAAATCGGCCGGCATCGCTGCCGCCGATGTGGCTGATTTGATCGCGGGCGGCTTCCTGGTCGAAGTGGAAACCGTCGCTTCCGCACCGGCCTCAGATCCCGCCGACCCGGCAACCGGCGATTAACCATGCCCGCCCCGTTCGCCGCCCTCGAATCGCGCCTCAACCGTACCGTCGCAGACCGTCTTGCAAACCGCGAGATGGTCTTTGCCGGCGGCACGGTGTCGGTGTGCTTTGGGGACAACGAACGCGACGAGCGGTTGCCCAATGCGCTGGGCAGCGCCCGCAACTTCAGCCTCTGGTACGCCAGCGCGCCGGCGGCTGATTTCGCAGTGGTCGCGCCGGATCAGGGAATCGACGCCAGCATCGAGGGCGTCACCTACCGCATCACCGAAATCAACACCGATGTCACCGGCTGGATGACGATGATGCTGAGGAAGGTCTGATGGCCAACCGCTTCACGCTGACCACCCTGAGCGGTGAATCTGCGCTGGCGCAGCTGCGCGGCGTCAACAATGCCATTGACGTTGCCGTGCGCGGATCTGTTTCCAAGGCGACCCGCTCTGCCGCATCGCGCATCAGGAAGGGTTTTGCCAAGGAACTGGGCGCCACCGAAGGCGCCATCAAGAAAAAGAAACGGATCACCGCACGCATCATGCGCGCCAACGGACTGGTCTGGATTGGCCTGCAGCCCCTGTTGCCAACGCACCTGGGCGGCAATGTTTCCCAGAGCGCGACCGGCGTCACGGTTGGCAATAAAAGCTTTGTCGGTGCATTCCACAAAGCCATCTACACGCAAGACAAGAAGGTCTGGATTCGGCTGCGCAGCCGCCATTACGACGCCGATCTGTACCCGTACAAAGGCCGCAATACCGGCTCCATCGATGGCAAGCTGAATCACCGTTTCCCGGTGGTGTTGGGTCGCGTCAAGGTCGACACCGATGCCATCCGCAACATGATCAACCACGAAGCCGACCAGGCCGGTGAACTGCTGGCCGAACTGGTTGCGCAGGAACTCGGCATCGCCATCGGGAACGCACCATGAGCGACAGCCTGATTGCCGAAAACCGCCTGGCGCTGGAACCGCTGATTCGCGCCAAGCTCGCCGCCGCACTGCCGACGATCCTGGTTGGCGGTTTGATCGAATACCTGGAACTGCTGTCCGGCAAATCCAGCGAACTGCCGGCCGTGTTCGTCTATCACGATGGCGACAACCCGAGCAACGGCACCGGCTCGCCGCACCAGATCATGCTGACGCAAACCTGGGTGGTGGCCACGGTCACCCCGTTGCAGCGCGATCTGCACGGCCATGCCGACATGGCGCCCACCGGCCAGTTGATTGCCGCCACGCTCAAGGCGCTGTCCGGCCAGCGCATGGACCCCACGCTGAAGCCCATCGCCTGGGTTGGCAACGAACTGCAGGACCGGGCAGGGCTGCTGTTCTGCTACGACATCTATTCGCAACCGATCGAGATGCTCTGATCATGTCCAAAGCTCGCATTCTCGCTGCCGCGCTCACGCTCTCCGCCACTGCACTGGTCGGAATCGCCACGCACGAAGGTTACCGGGAAGTCGCTTATGCCGATGCAGTTGGCGTGCCCACCATCGGCTTCGGCACCACAGCCCAGGTGCAACCTGGACAGACCATCAGTGTGGAACGCGCGCTGATCCGCCTGCTGGATGATGCAGAAACCCACGCCGCCGCCGTGCGCCGCTGTGCGCCGGTGCCGCTGTACCAACACGAGTTCGACGCGTTCGTCAGCCTGACCTACAACATCGGCCCGGGCGCGTTCTGCAGCTCCACCCTGGCCCGCCAGCTCAACGCGCGCAACTACGCCGCCGCCTGTGCCGAAATCCTGCGCTGGAATCGCGCAGGCGGGCGTGTACTGCCTGGCCTGGTCAAGCGCCGACAGGCCGAATACCGGCAATGCACAGGGCAGGCGGCGCAATGACGTGGCCTGTCCGCATGATGATCGCCGCTGTCCTTGTGTGTTGTGGCGCCGTTGCGATCTTTATCTGGCTGAAGCCGCCGACCTTTGCCGTGCCCGCCACACCGGCGCCGGTACTGGACAGCATCCCAACCGAGCAGGTGCCCGCGCCGCAAACGGTGAAGGTCTACACCAAGCTGGCGAAGAAGAAGTTGAATTTGCCCGTCGCCATTGTGGCTGACGCGCGCCAGCAGGTCGTGACCTCAACGTGGGTAGAGCCGCATCGCAATCCGCATACCGTGACCACGGTCATGAATCTGGATACCGGCGAGTTCGCCACGTTCGAGCGCAAGGAGCCGTTGCCGTGGATGGCCAAGGCCAACGAAACCGCGCTGGCCATTGGCGCGGTGATGAAGGATTCAGGCGCGACCTGGCGACTCAAGGCACGGCGCGACCTGTTCCAGGCGAAGGCGCTGTACGGCTATGCCGAGGCGCAATTGGACGGTGACCGCGAAGCATCGGCAGGCGTGTTTCTTGAATGGAGGTTTTAACCGTGCAGCCAGCGATGATCAAGGCGACCGCCGTCACCACTTACGCGGCGTCTGGATCGGCCCTGATATTTGGCCTGAACGCGGAAGTCTTCGCGGCGCTGGCCGGTGTGGCGATTGCGTTTGTGGCGATGGTCGCCAATATCGGGCTGACCTGGCATTTCAAACGCGCCCATCTGCAGATCGCGCGTGAACAACTGCACAGATCGCGGCCGGTCGATCATGAATCAGGCGACGAGTAATGCCGCAGATCATCCTGGGTTTCTCGCACCACCCAAACAAGCTGGTCAGCCGCCTGGCCAAGTGGGGTATGCGCGGAAACTACAGCCACATCATGATGCTGGAACCGGATGGCCGGCGCTACATTGAGGCGAGCGGCACCAGCAAACCGCCCGGCGTGCAGATACGCGACCTGAGCGAATTCTTCGCATCGCGCCCGGAGTGGGAATTCCGCGTGATCGAACATCCGAACCCCCTGGCCGTGTGGGAAATCGCCTGCACTTTCGAGGGCGCTGCCTATGACTGGTGGTACTGGCCAGCCTGGCTGCTGCGCCTTCCCAGGCTGCAAGACCCGGACAAATTCGTGTGCAACGAACTGCTGCTGGATTCGTGTTTGCTGGGCGGGAAGTCGCCATTCCCGCACGACATCGAGCGCACCTACACCACCCCGCAGGACTGGTACCACGTATCAACCCCGCTGGATGAATAACCGCACCAACCACCACTGAAGGAGAAGCACCCATGTCTGGACTCATGCTCGCCGGCGACGTTTATATCGACCGACTCACGGATGACGGTGTACCCACCGGCTATCTCGACCCTGTCAACACCACCAAGCTGGCATTGACCCAGCCCGATCCGGATGTCAAAACCCGCATCAGCAACATGAAGGACACCCTGGGCCAGGCGCTGGATTCCATCAGCCTGCCCAAGCCCGCAGAAGTCTCCATCACCATCGACGATCAGCCGGCCGACATTCTCGCCATGGCGCTGTTGGGATCCATCGAGGTCTACAGCCAGGGCTCCGCCACCGTGACCGATGAGGCCAAGACCCTGGTGTTGAACAAATGGGTCGCACTGGCCAACCGAAATATCAATGCCAGCGGTTTCAGCCTCGCCACCGCCGCCGTGCCCGGCACACCGTTGGTGGAAGGCACCGACTACCAGGTCAACCGCGCTGCCGGCATGGTCAAGGCATTGACCGTGGGCACTGCTGTCGCTTGTGTGATCGACTACGGCTGCGCCGCAGTGGAAGGCCAGCGCATCACCGGCGGCACTCGTCCGCTGTGCAAGTGCAAGATCTTCGTCGACGGCAAGAATCTCGCCAGTGGCAAGCTCTGCACGCTAGAAATCGACGAAGCCACGCTCAGCCCGACCGGCGAAATCGACCTTCTCAACGGCGAGTTCGTCAGCACCGAACTGACCGGCACCATGAAGACCCTGACCGGCAAGACCAACCCGTATCGCTACGTCGAATACGACTGATCAATCACTTCGCACCCGGCCGCCTGATGGTGGCCTGGGCGGTTGCAGACGTCTGCACCAGGAGAAAACATGCAAGAAGAAATTCAACCCAGCGCCGAAGCCATCATGGCCGTGGCGCTGACCGCCCCGGTTCACCCGCTGACCGGCGCCGATGTTGACGCACTGGCGCCACTGTTCCAATTGATTGTCGGCCGTGAACAGACGCCGGTTCAGATCATCGCCGGAATGCCGCCAGCGCTGACTGCGCTATCCCAGGTGTTGAGCCTTGACCGCGCAGCCCTGGCCAGCCTGCCGCTGCATCAACTGCTGGCGATCTTCGAAGCCACGCTTCCGCGCTGGGTTGAAGTGAACTCGGGCTACTTCACCGAGACGCTGGCCCCGGCCGTAGAGAGCATCAGCGCCTCAATGCGGACGCTGTACGCCCAGGTCTCAGCAGCGACAAGCCAAGACCAATGACCGCTGCGGCAAACCCCAGCGCCAGCGCCAGCAGCACGCTGTAAAAGGGAACTCCAAGCAGCAGCCACCAGAGCAGCCCACCGGGTGCTGGCTGGATCAACGGCGCGACCAGCCAACCGGCGGCCAGCCAGCCAGTGATGAACAGCGAGAGACGAGTGCTGAGTCGGGTTTTTAGTCGGATGTCAGGCATAGGAAAAGTATAGCGTATGGCCGCACCCATCAATGTCAAGGTCGCCCTCGGGCTGGAATCAGACGCCGCCAAGGCCAATCTGACCAGCTTCAGCAATGAGTTCAAGGACACGCTCAAGGGGATGGGCGCGCAGGCCATGGACATCCGCTTCTTCGTCGACATGGCCAAGGCCATTGACGCCGGTACCGTCTCGTTGGCGGATTTCGACATCAAGACTCAATCGCTGCTCACCACCTTCCGCCAGGGCCGCGACGTTGCCGCCGCGCGCGACTTCCTGGGTGTGCCCGCGCATGCCGACGTGCAAGCGCAGATCGAGAAGACCCGGCAGGCTTACGAGACCCTGAAGACCTCCGGCGTGCTCACCGGCGCCGAACTGGCCCAGGCCGCCCTGAAAACCAAAGAGAAGATCGGCGAGCTGGAAGCCAGCACCAACGGCTGGCGGGAATCGCTGGGCAAGATGAAGGGCGAGCTGGCTGTTGCCGCTGGCGCCATCTACGGCATCGTCAACACCTTCGGCGCTGCGGCCGGAAAGTCGGCTGAGTTCGGCAAGAGCATGGCGGAAGTCTCCACGCTGCTGGATGACACCAGCGGCATGGACGCGATGACAAAAGCCGTGGAAAAGCTCTCGCTGGAATTCGGCGATGATGTCAGCAAAAACGCCAAGGCGCTGTACAACATCATTTCCGCCGGCGCGTCGACCAGCGCACAGGCCATCGACACCCTAACCGTCGCCAACAAGCTGGCGCTGGGTGGCGTAACCGACGTATCCATCGCCGCCAATGGACTCACCAGCGCCATGAACGCCTATGGTGATTCGGCCGGCAGCGCCAGCCAGGTTAGCGATGCGTTCTTTGTGGCGGTCAAATCTGGACAGACCAAGGTTGAAGAACTCGCCGGCAGCATCGGCAAGGTTGCCCCCATCGCCAACGCCGCCGGTGTCGGGTTGGAAGAACTGCTGGCGGCCACCGCCACATTGACCTCCGGCGGACAGGCTACCAGCGAGGCGATGAACGCCATCAAGGCCGCGCTCAGCAGCGTCATCAAACCCAGCAGCGAAGCCGAGAAACTGGCGCAAAGCCTGGGGCTGCAATTCGATGCCACCGCACTGAAGAGCAAAGGCCTGGCAGGATTCCTGGCCGATGTGCAGGCCAAGACCGGCGGCAACATCGAGACCATGGGTCAGTTGTTTGGATCGGTGGAAGGGTTGAATGGCATCTTGACATTGACCGGTGCCGGCGCTGAGAAATTTGCAACAACCCTTGAAGGCATGGCCGGCAAGGCGGGCGCGACAGATACCGCCGTTGCCAAGATGATGGACACGCCGGCACAAAGACAGAAGCAATTCGAACAGTCTTTCCAAGCGATACAGCGGTCTGTAGGTGATGCCGTCACGGCATTTACGCCGCTGCTGCAAGTGGTTACCGGCGCGATGAACGCGTTCAACGATCTGGACACCGGAACCAAGACCGTGGTGGCTGGCATTGGCGCGCTGGCTGTGGCGCTGCCGCCGATCGCTTTGGCTATCAGCAGTTTTGCTAAGGCGTGGGGAATACTGCGCCTGGGGATTATTGGAGCAACAACAGCCGGCGTGGCGCACACCATTGGCACGGTCGCCATTGCTGGTGCTACCACCGCCGCAACAGGCGCGATTACCAAACAAACAATCGCTTTGAAGCTGCTAAAACTGGCGATGATCGGCACCGGCATCGGCGTGCTGGTCGTTGGCGCCGGCATGTTGGCAGAAAAGTTTATCGGTTCCGCAGAAGCATCGGAAAAACTGAACAAAAATCTTGAAAAAATCGAGACAGACAAAGTCGCAAAGGTTGCGCGTGACACTGCAGCAGCGGAAGTGGCGCTTGCCAAGGCTGCAGAAAAGGCCCGGCAATTCCAGGATGACCTGAAAGCCCTGGGAATTGACGAAGAGGAATTCAAGTCCGGACTGACATCGGCAGAAAAGGCTCTGACTGATTCGTTCGCGCGGATGGTTGCCAATGCCAATGTCTCATCAGACAAACTTTTAGTTGGCTTCGGAAATGCGATTCAGGAGGTAGGCATAAAAGGTCTTGACGCCTTTGCCATTGCCGCCGTAAACGCGTTCCACAAAGGAAGAATATCCGCCGAGCAACTTGAGGCGGCTATGTCCGTGGTGGACGAACGCCGAAAAGAACTGACCACCGGCACCATGGATCTGGAAGCGGCCTACAAAGCCCTGGGTATCACCAGCCAGGCCGCATTGCAGAAGGTCGCCGCATCCGCCAAGGAAGCCTACGAAACCATCGTCAAACAAGGCGGCACGCTAGCCGATCAGGCCGCCGCCTGGAAGGTCTACGCCGAACGCGCCATCGCCGCCAACGGCGGCGTGGCCAGCAGCATCCTGCAAGCCGAAGCCGCACAGCACGGACTGACCATCGCTATTGATGAATCCGGCAAGGCCAGCATCCGCACCAAGGAAGCGCTGGAAGGCATTGCGGACGCAGCACGGCGGGCTGCACAGAAGGTTACAGCGGCCAACACCGTAGCCATGGAGGCGGCATCAATTGCGGCCAGCCAGGCACGTACCAGCATCGGGTCTATGCAGGGCAGTATTGACGGGTTTGTTGAGCATCTGCACGGCATGGGCACGGCGGTCGGATCGTGGTTAAATTCCATCCGCGCAGATATGTTTGCCATGAGCGAGGCCGCGCTTGAATCGTTCAACAGCATGCGCGCCGGCGTTGAAGGTGGAACGGTTGGCGCCTACCTTGAGGGGCTGGCAAAAAATGCCAGAACCGTAACAACAGTGTTCAACCAGCAAGCCGAGGTAGCCGAATACTGGCGCCAGCGCCTGGCGGATGGTGCAGATACGGCGCGCGATCTGGATACCGCCACCAAAATACTGGGTAGCAGCCTCAATCTGCTGGGTGAGCAGCAACTCGATCCGCTTCGCGCTGCCATCGCCGACGCCGAGCGCCGGATGCTCGATCTACGCGCTGCCGCGCAGTCCACGCTCGACAGCATCCAGGACGAGTGGGACCAGCTCAACAACAACCTGGATGAGATTGAGCGCCGCCGCGCCGAAAAGAAAGAGGCGGAAGTCCAGGCGCAACTCGCCGCCGCTCGCGCAAGCGGCGACCGCGAAGCCATCGCAGACCTGGAAAGGGCGTTGTCACTGCTGAAACAAGTCAACGCGGCACGCATTGCCGAGGCCAAGGCGCGCGAAGAGGAAGCGCGTAAACGCACGCAGACCGCCACAACAACCAGCACCAGTTCTGCCAGCGCCACCCGGTCCAGCGTGACGCTGACGCTGCCCGGCGGCAAAACCGGCACCGTCAATCTGGCGTCCCCGGCGGATGCCAATGCCCTGACCGGCCTGCTCAAGCAACTACAACTCGATATGCAGAGGGCCGCATGAACCTGACCGATGGCGTTACCTCGCTGATCTTGCCGGATGACCTTGAATGGTCCGACGAATATGCCTGGCTGCCGGTTGAACAATCTGCCGAATACAGCGTCACCGGCGCGCTGATCCTGGATGTTGGCGAAAAGCTCGCCGGCCGGGCTATCACCCTGGCAGGCAACGACTCTACAGCCTGGGTGTCGCGCGCCGATGTCGACCAGCTGCGCGCTTGGGCGGCACTGCCCGGCCAATCGCTCAGCCTGACGTTAGCAGATGCCCGCGTGTTCGAAGTGGCATTCCGCCACCACGATGCACCGGCGCTGGAAGCCTCGCCAGTGTTGTTCACCGCACCGCTGGTTGCCGGCGATTGGTACGCCATCACCCTCAAGTTCCTGGAGCTATAAACCATGGCCATACTCGCCAGCGATATTCAACTGCTCGAATCCGAGCGCATGCGCGACACCTCAGACGGCGGCGGACGCCAGACCGGCGAGGTGATCGTCAGCGGCGAAGTCGGCAACATCTTTCCAAAAATCTCCCGCCTGGATAGCGTCTACGGCCGGGTGAACCTGCGCAAAATCTACCTCTCCGTGCGTACCGCTAACAACGATGTCTATGCCGGAGCGCATGCCATCGTCAGCGCCCCGCCGGCGAATGATCGTGTCGGCTGCCTGCTATTCAGCACCGAATCAGCATTCGACACCCGCGACCAGGCGCGCGACCGGATCGAGAGCTATGTCGTCGCCGGACCACTGAGCCGGATGCGCCTATACGGCAATCAACTGATCGGCCAGCAGGCGATTCTGACCTACCAGGCGGAGAGCGAACCTCTGCCGGATGTGGGCCAGGTGTTCGTGTTAAGCACGGAAAACTCCGCTGGAGTGGCAAGCGCGCAGCAGTATGTGCGGATCACGGACGTGACGCATGAAATGCGGACCTTCACGGATGCGCAGGGTGATTTCACGCGCCGCGTCATCACCCTGAAGATCGGATCACGCCTGGAGCAGACGTTCTCGGCGGGCGAGGTTGTGCGTCTGTCGACCGATTCCAGCGCAACGAAATTGCGTGTCACCCAGGTGGCCGATGCCTCCCAGTATTACGGCATTCAGCCGATTACCGAAGCGGCGGACATTGGCGATTTGTCTCTGCGTCTGGCCAGCGTTTATGCGCCACTGGTGCCGAGTACCAATCGGGAAACTGGGGTTAGCCTGGTGGAAATTGGGGGCGCAAATATCAGTCAATTTACGTCGCCTAATCCAATCACCATCCGTATTGTATTGCCGACAACTGGAGCAACCGAAATCCGTTTTCCTGGCCCGGTAAAACGGATTGCTGGTGGCGCGGTGAAAATACAGCAAGTAGGTGGGTTTTCCTCGAAAGTCAAAGATGACGGGCTAGGCAATCTTGGCCGTGATGGAAGTTCCCAATATTGGTGGAGCGGCAATTTAAATTACGAAACCGGCGTGGCCACAATAACAAGCGTCAATTTGGGCGGCAACCCAATGCAAGCGGGCAATTACGATCTGATCTACTACCATGACGTGTCTGATGCTGGTCCCGCCCACACCCATCAAGTCCCCGTCACCCTATCCACGCGCGGCAGCGTCTATGCCGAAACCCTGAACCCGCTGCCAGCCCCCGGCACTGTGATTGTTGACTTCCGCGCGCTTGGCCGCTGGTATCGGTTGCGCGACGATGGCGCCGGTGTCCTGGTCGCCAATGATCCCAGCGATGGATCTGGCTCGGTCGATTATGTCACCGGCGCGGTCATCGTCACCCTCGGCGCCCTGCCGGATGTGGATTCCGCCGTGCTGTTCGCCTGGGGTAGCCCGGCGCATTACGAGATACTGGCGACAAGTACCGACAAGGTCGCGCATGAATGGACTGTTGCCAACGCGCCTATCAAACCGGACACCCTGACGATCACCTGGGCCGAGGGTGGCGTTGCTAAAACCGCCAGCGATGACGGGCTGGGCGTGATCAGCGGCCATGCCGCTGGCGTAGTTGACTACGCGCAGGGCGTGGTGCGCATGGAGTTCACCAAAACGCCGGATGGCGCGGTGGATTCCGCCTACGAACAGCGAGATGCGCCGGCAACGGAGGCCGTTTCCGCCAACACGCATACTGCACCGGGCGCAATCCTGCCCCGCAGTGTGTTGGTGTTCATGAATATCAACTACCCGGACGGAACCACGGATGCCGCATTCGTCAGCGATGATGGGCTGGGCAATATCCGATACAGCCTGATGGTTCCTGGTCCGCTACAGATTGGATCGGTGTATCAATACCAGCTGGCGGCGGGCACGGTGATCATCGGCTCTGTCAATTACGCCAGCGGCGTGATTACGCTCAACGGCACCATGCCAATCAGCAAGAACACATGGGTTGATGGTCCCACCGTATGGACATGGCAGTTGCAGTCTGCCGGCAACGCCACGCTGGCCGGCAGCAGCTATCAATACAACCTGGCAGCCGGCGCCAGCAGCACCAACCGCACTTATGTTGTGCCGCCCGCCAGTGCGCTCAATGTCACCCTGGGCAAGGCCGAGCCGATGTATATCGTTCCGGGTTCGGTGATGTTCACCGCCGCCGGCAAAACCTACATCGACCGCAACGGCACGCTGTACGCGGATGTCTCGCCAACCACTGGCGCCGGCATCAGCGCTGGGACCATCAACTACGAGACGGGTGCGATTGATCTGACGTACTACACGCCGAATGTGGCGCTGAATCTGAATATCCTGGCCTGCCTGGGGCGCTATGGTGAATGGACCATGACCGAAGCAGCGTTCCGCACCGCCGGCAGCCCGTTGCGGCCGGCCTCGTTCTATGTCCAGGCTACCGCTGCCGATGGCACGTTGATGACTGGCACCTCCGACCAGAACGGCGAGATCACCGGCACGTGGATCACCGGCACGGTGCAACAGGATATGGGCGTCGTGGCGCTGGAATTCGGCAAACCTGCCATGCCATCCACTCTGCGCTATTCCTGCGTGGTGATTACCAACCTACCGCTCGATCCCGACATTCTCGGCCTCGACCCAGTGCGCCTGCCGTCCGATGGCCGCGTGCCAATCTACCGGCCTGCGGATATTGCGGTCATCCACCACACTGACACGCTCGACCTGGTCAACCCGGTGGTGGCCGGCAGCACCTATTCAGCCGGTCGCACCGGCCTGTATTCGCTGACCGTGGCGGATGCCACAGGTGCGGCAGTCTCGGATGCGCTCTACAGCGTAGACCTGGCCGCCGGCACGGTGACCATCGACCCGGCGTGGACCGGCTCCGGCATTACCCAGCCGCTCACCGTGACGCATCGCGTCGAGGACATGGTGTTGCTGTCCGATGTGCAGATCAACGGACAGATCGAGTTTGCCAGCCCGCTCGCGCACGCCTACCCGGTTGGCGCCTATGTATCCAGCGCGCTGCCGTTCGGCGATCTTCAGGCCATCGTCACCAACGTGTTCGACCAGCAAACCTGGACAAGCGTCTGGTCTGACTCGCTGATCGGCACCCAGGCCACCGCACAGTTCGACATCATCAACTACCCGATTTCCTGCCTGAACGAATCAGCGGTCACCGAGCGCTGGCGCATCAACTTCACCAGCACCACCGCATTCCAGGTGATTGGTGAAAACCTGGGCGTCATCGCCACCGGCACCACCAGCACGGCAACCACGCCAATCAACCCGGTGACCGGAGATCCGTACTTTTCCATCCCCGCCGCCGGATGGGGCAGCGGCTGGGCCACCGGCAATCAACTCCGGTTCAACACCCTGGGTGCCTCCGGCCCGACCTGGATCGCCCGCACCATCCTGGCGGGCGCATCGCTGGCGGGTGACCAGTTCGGCTTCGAAGGCCGTGGCGACGTGGATTAAGCCGTGGTCGTTGCGGTTGCCATTGCATCAGCCTGGGCCGCATCGCGCGGCCTTGATGTCGCCACGGCATCACCGACGCCTGCCGCCATCCGGCGCGATGCCGTTGTGGCGGGAGAGTGGACAGAGGCCGCCACCATGGATGCCATCAAACGCGCGCCGTGGGGCATTGCGGTTTATGCGGATCGCGGCGCACTTGCGATCTGGAGCCAATACGCAACGCTGGCACGCATCACCGCCGTGCCGTGGGGCATCGCCACCGCCACCGACCGCGCCGCCGAATCCCTGTGGGGGCAATACCTCAACCGACCGCAACGCAATCTTGCCGGGCCGTGGGGCATATCCACCGCCACTGATCGCGCATCGGTTGTGCCGTGGGGCCAGTATCTCGCCCGTCTCGGCATGGTCGCCAATGTGCCGTGGGGCGTTTCCGCCGCCGCCGATATCCACGTGCCATCGCCCTGGGGCAAATACCAGCAACGCCTGGCGCTGGTGGTGGATGTGCCAACGGAAACCGGCGCGTCATCGGTCATCATCCCTGTGCAAAGGAGCTACATCGTGATCAATGACGTCTCGCTGGTGCGCGTCTCAGACAGCCTGGAATTACCGGCAACGGCGCTCAATTTGTCGATTGATGCGGAATCATGGATCTGGGGGTTCTCCGCCACGGTTTCCGGCGCGTCGCTGGACGATGTCGTGGGCGACCCAGGTCAGCCGGTTGAACTGGCCGCCACAATCAACGGAACGGAATTCCGCCTGCTAGCCGAGCGCGTAGCGCGCACGCGCCGCTTTGGCCGTTCCGGAGTCAGCATCAGCGGCCGCGGCATCGCCGCCGTGCTGGATGCCCCCTATGCTGCGCAGTCCAGCCACTACAGCGCCAACGCCATCACCGCACAACAGGCAGCCGAGGCCGCTGTTACCGCCATTGAACTGCCATCCGGCTGGTCCCTCGACTGGCAGATTACCGATTGGCTGTTACCCGCAGGACTATGGAGCCACCAGGGCAGCCCGGTCAGCGCAGTTACCCGCATCGCTGCTTCCGCCGGCGCCTACGTGCAAGCCGACCCGCTCAGCAAAACGCTGCACATCCTGCCGCGCTACGCGGTTGCACCCTGGGATTGGGCCGGCGTCACGCCGGACTACGAAGTACCCAGCGCAGTAGCCACCACGGAGGGCATCGAATGGGTCGACAACCCGGCATACGATGTCGTCTACGTCAGCGGTGAAGCAGGCGGCATACTCGGCAAAGTGCTGCGCACGGGGGCCGCTGGAACACTTCCCGCGCAGATGGTCACAGACAACCTCATCACCCATGCCGACGCCGCCCGTCAGCGAGGAATCAGCATCCTTGGCAATACCGGCCGCCAGGCCATGATTATCCTGTCCATGCCAGTGCTGACGCCATCCGGCATCATCAAACCCGGCGCCATGATTGAGTACACGGATGCCGCCACCGCCCGCATTGGCGTGGTCCGCGGCGTGTCAGTCAGCGCGGATGGCGTCAAGGTGCGCCAGACAATCGAGGTGGAGACCCATGAGTAACCTGTTCACCGAATTCAAAAAGCTGGTACCGGATGCCCCGCTTCTGGTCGGAACGATCGACTCAATCGCCGATGGCGTAGCCGTCATCGAACTCCCGGACGGCAGCATTTTGAACGCGCGCGGATCTGGCGCAGTTGATGACGTGGTGTTTGTGCGAAATGGCCTGATTGAGGGGCCGGCTCCGGCGCTGACGGTGGTGGAAATACTGGTCTGAATAGAGTGACAAGCCTGTCTAAAACCCCGAAAACGATCCAGCATTTGCGCGGCTTCACGCCGCGATGGCATAGCGTTTTGAATTAGACAAAAGCAACTGAAAGCGTCAGTAAATCAAGTAGATAGGCAACATTCAAGAGGGATTGGTCGAGCTCATCAAGCAGGATGTTGGCAAAGAACTGGCTGCTCAGATTGCCGATCGGCAAGCCCATGTGCGCCGGGTGGTTGGTCAGGCGTTTATGGGGCGGTACCAGATCCAGCTTGGCCGGGTTGCCCCGGTATTCGAAGTCCAGTCGCGGGTCGTGAAACAGGATGGTATCGGCCAGCTGCAGCCACCAGGGTTCGCTGATCCGCTTTGCCAGCAGCTCGCGCAGGATGTGTTTGTCGATGCTGACGAAGAAGTTGGCCAGGTCGCACTTGAGGTAGTGCGCCGGCCGGCTCCAGTTCTGGGTGATGCTGCGGATCTTCGCTTCTAGGCGTTGGGCAGCGTACAGGGTGCCGCGCCCGGGGATACAGGCGCAACTGTCGACGATGAAACGGGCATAGAACCTGGGCGAGACGCGGTTGTAGAACAGGTGGTGGACGATGCGATCACGGAACTCGGCGGCCCATACCTCGCGTGGCTTGGGCCGGGTGATGACAAAACAGACCGAGCGGCCGGGCCGATAGGCGCCGGTGATCAGCTCGTCGTAAAGCTCAGTCAGGTTGCGTTCCTGGTGTTGTTCGAAGGCGACGGCGGAGGGTTTATTGCGCTTGGTCTGGCGGCAGTCCAGGTAGGCCTGCACCAGATCCTCGAAAGAAAACTCAGCATGGTGGCGCGCGTTCTGATCTGCGGACGGCTCGGGCCCGGAACTGGTTGTTGGTGTTGTTGTTGTTCTGGTTGCCGTTATTGAAGTTCTGAGCCCAGGCGTAGGTATCGTGCGATCGACGTCGCCCCGCCGAATCTTCAGCGGAGAAACTGCGCCGGACCGTTCGCGGCCTTGGCCGGTGGTTTCCGTGGTGCGCATGGCGGTGGCTTCGTGAGCCAGCGGCACGACCAGATTAGAAGTTCGCACAGGGGTGGCGGCCATGACCATCATCCAGCGGGCGAAATTGCGGCGCGGCGCCATCCACCCGCCTGCTTACCGACGCTGGTGGTCAGTTCGACCGCCTTGGCGTACTGGCTGGTCGAGATCAACCGCTTGTCGCGCGAGAGCCGCAGCAGCAGCTCGGCGACCTGCAGGCGCTCGATCAGTTCACCCAGATGCGGCGCTTTCTCCCGTGCACAATTGGCCCGGAAGATGAGCACCACAATCTCGACGCATTCCTGGCTGATCTTGCCGCCGATCGACTGCTTGAAATCGCGCGGCATGTTTTTGACCAGATCAGTGACGACGTCGAGAAGGTCATAGGCGACCTTGTAGATGGGCAGTTGGGTGTGGATAGCCATGCTGATTAAATGACTGAATTACTTAATGACTAATCTGCGGACGGCTCGGGCCCGGAACTGGCCGTCGGTGCCGTCGTAGAAGTCCTGGCCGCCGTCATCGAAGTACTGAGCCCAGGCGTAACGGGTATCCTCATGCGCTTTCCCAGACCAGTACCATTCGCCAGAGAATTGATCCTTGCAGTTGGCGTACAGCAGGGACTGCTCGCGGCGAGTGGGCAAATCGCCGCCGGTCTGCTTGGCCCATATACCTGCCGCCTCGAAGTTCAGATCATCGGTCGGCAGATCTGGCAGCAGGATCACGTGATGTGACGCCTCGCCATCGCGACCGATGATGATGCCGGCGTAGTGCTCGCCTGGCGCCAGCTCGATTTTCTTCTCTGGGAGATGAAAGTACGCGCGGGCCTGGGTCTCGAAGACCGCGATCATATGGGCGAGTTTGTTGTGCTCTGCCTTGAGATCGTTAAGGGTGATGGTGCTCATGTGGTGTCCTCTGAAATGGATGAATTGTTAAAGAACTAATCTGCGGACGGCTCGGGCCCGGAACTGG